GCCGCGTGCAGAGTTCAGCATGCCCCGAACCAAGCCACGCCCCATGTTGCCCCACTCCGGTCCCTTCGGGCTGTAGAGCCCGATCAGCGACCAAATCTTGCGACGGGCATAAGGGCCCTCAAGAACTGTGTATTCGGCATCGAGATAGACGGCGCCGGTCGTGGCGCGACGCGCCCATCCTCCAGTCCACCCCTGCGAGGCATCGTCAAAGCCGCCGGGACGCAGGGTCAGGCGAACCTTGGCAATCGTGCCTTTCGGGATGACGTTGGTGTTCGATTGCGCCGAGTTGAAGTCGTTCCATGGTCCGGTCATTGCGCGGCTCCGTGTGTGTTGATGGGGGACGCTCAGGGGCGTCGAATGGGAAAAGCCAACCCGGAGCCCCGATCGGGACACCGGGTGCCGCTGCAGGCTTTTCAGCCGCGGTCAGACTCGTTCGAGGGATCGGCCGGGGTCACCACAGGCCATGCGAGCCGCCCAGAAGCCGGCCGAGACGGGCGTTGGATCTTTTCCATAAGGCGGCCAAGATGCGGGGGTTCGACCAACTCAAGACGGCCTGAGCGGTCCTTGGCCGGAAACCCCCACATGTTCAGCGTCTGACAGACAAATGCCCGCTGCGGCTTGCCATCTGCATCGGGGATATCAGCCATAGTGACGACCTGATCGACGATGCCTGGCAGTTCGAGGCCAGTCTTGCTGCCGTCGATCTGCGGCTGGAAAACCTTGCGATTGAAGTCATCAAGCTTCTCGTCAAGGATTCCTACAAACCAGACATTTTTGCCGCGCGTGTGCTGCAGATGCGTGAGCCAGGCGATCATTTCGCGCCCATGGAGCCCATAGGCACCGCGAATGTCGGCCTTGCCAGTTTTGTCCGAGAAAGCTTCCGGTTGCCCGCGACACCATTGAAAGCAGAGCCGGCCGGCCACGGTGATCGAGTCAATAAAGACGGTTTGATACTTTTCGATTACCGCGGCGTCGCCGTACCGGCTGCACACTTCCGCGAAATGCGCCTCGCTATAAGGCTGGTCGTCGCGAAGTGCGGGGTTTGGTCCACCGATGAACACCGCGAAATCGCGGCACTCCTTCCATGTGCGCGGCCTTAGCGTGTCGATCTCCAAGCCTTCAACGGAAAGATCGCCAGCCTCCAGGTCCAGAAAAAGCGTGGTCTGGGCATCCAGGGTCCACAAAAGTGACGTTTTGCCGATACCAGACCGGCCGAAGATGACGCCCTTGATGCCTTTGCGCTGCGCGAGTCGTTCATCGGCGCTGATGATCGGGAGGCTCATTTGCGCACTCCACTCATCAGCACTTCGTTCGTGCCCAGGTCCGTACCCGCGTATGCGGCTTCGCCGACGTAAATCGCCAGAAGCGGCGTACCGTCGGCATGGGTTCCCGCATCCTCGATCTGATAGTTGCGGTTGGGCTCGCAGACCTCTGTCAATTCCCAGCGGCGGTACAGCCCCGGGAGGCGGCGGTAGTTCTCAAGCGATAGATCGGCAGTCATGTTCATGCATGTCCACTTTCGGTTGGAGGGACGGCGCTCCAGGCGCTCAAGTGGGAAAAGCCGACGGCGGAGCCAGATCGGGACATGCGCTCAGGGGATGTCTGCGAGGGCGTCGCGCAGTTTGCGAAGCGCACGTTGGTAGCGTTTGCGAGCAGCGGCCTCAGTCAGGCCCAGCTCAACACCAGCTTCGACTTGCGAATAGCCCTCGATGGCAACGCGGATCACCAGAAGCGCATCCGCGCCGAGCAGTTTGTGCAGATGGCCAGGGAGAGCCGCGTCCTCGGGCAGCGATTGCAGTCCGAGTTCGTGGGCGGAGACTTCATCAGGCGCGATGTCGCTGCCAAGTTTAGCCCGCCCAGCTTCGCGGTTGCGTGCCCGGATCATATCCCGTTCGACGTTCCGCAAAACCGTGGCGGCAACCCAGTTGACGCGGCCCAGATCCAGGCTGCGCAAAACGTCAACGGTTCGCGCCAAGACGTCGGAGGCGATTTCATCGATGGTGCCCAGCTTGCGCCAGATAGACCGCCGCCGGATCGCATCGAGCCCTGGCCAGAGCGCCAACAACAGGAACGTCAGCGCCGTATCGGCGGAAGGATCATCAGCTTGCGCCGCTTCAATCAAAGCGACGAGGATGCGGTTTTTCGCATCGCCGTCACACGTTTTGCGGTGCAACGCGTCAAGCAATGATGCCGGATCGCGGTAGGGTTTCAGCGAGGCCTGCGAACGCCGGATGGCATCGAAGCCACGCTGAAAACTGAACGTAGTAGAAGAAACCGTGATCTGATCACGGATCTCGTGCCATGCGAGACACATTGGACGCCTGCCTTACGGCCAGGCGTCCAGCGCCTTCTCGTGGCCAGGTCAGGACGTCATGCGTCTCTAGGTTTAGAGGGAATGTTCTGGGCTGCTGAGCGTCGGTAAGCGCGCGCCTAGCCGCTGTTGCGCAGGTTCAGCCGAGTGCAACCGGGACACCTTGCCGTCACCGGAAAGCTCGCAAAAAGCTCGAAGGGCTTACGAAGGATGTGCATTTGTCCACCCTTGGCCTTTCCAAGAAGTTTGCCACAGTGGTCGCACCGCCATTCAGCGTTGCTGGAAACTTCGGTGGCGTGATGGCCGTGGCGTTGGCCGCAGCCGCTAACCTTTCTGCCGGTGTCGTCGAACATCATCTTGTGCCCTCCTTTGGGCGTCTTTGGGCATGAGGGGGTTGTTCGGAGCAGCGCTTACCGCTCCGGCCTGTATCGAATTTGCGTTTGATGCCTTAAGCGGCGCGAGTTTTCGGCGCAGATTTCCTAGCTTTGGCCGCTCTGCGGGCTGACACCTCTGCAACTGCCTTATCGGCCGCCTCATCCTTCTCGGCCTGAACCCGCTCCAGTTCCTGAAGCTTTTTCACCAGGCCTTCCAAGAAATAGAAATTGGACATCCGGGCGTGGTACTTGTTCCAGCGCTCGCCGCGTTGCACGAGGCCAGACTTCTCAAGTTTAGCGATGATGCGCTGAACTTGCCGCTCCGTAACATCCAGCCGCATCGCAAGTTCGGCTTTGCCCGGAAACGGCGTATTTGCCGCTTGCCACCAATGGTCAGCAATTTGCAGCAGTAGCACCAGCTCTGCAGCACTGAGCTTGAGCGTGTGTTGCTCTCTCAGAAGCAAGGACGGTACGATGCAAAAGCCCCTATCGATGACCTTCTTACCCCACTTTTTGTCAGCCTCGGTAAGGTTCTTCTTCTTTGAGACCGCCGGAGCAGTTTCATCCGATTCTTCTTGATTTTCTGCGCTCATTTCGGCCTCCTGTGCGAGAAGAATATGGAATGCGCAGTCAATTACAAGACACGAGCATCGGACATAAATGTCTATACAGGAGAGACAAATTTGTCTCTACCTCCGAGGCGTGATTGTCTCCTGATTCAGACAGTTTGATCTAGGACGAAGCTGAGCCGGACAAAATAAGCAAGACCCACTGGACAAAAATACCTCCCCAACAGCTCAAAAAAACGCCGACCCCTCAAAACAAGAAACTTCGAATCTGCCGGGTGGCTGAAACAATCAGGTAAAAAATGACGCAGATAAGCTTTCCGGCATCACCCGCTGGATTGTTGCGGACCAAGGCAATCTTGCGGTTTTGGGCGTAAGAAACATCCTTCCGAACTGTCTCGTTCCAAGCAAGTAGGTGGCTTTTGCCAAGTAGAAGCCGACTGATGGTCGGCGCTAAGGCGAGGCCAGAATGAAACGTCCCAACCCGCTGCATCCCGACCGCATGACGGCGCATGAACGCCGCACCGAACTGCATGGTCTACTGGCCACGGCGGTGGTGCGCTTGGCAGGCCGCGATCGCGACCATCTATCGCAGAATACTGGAGACAGTTCGCTACACTTCGCGGGCAAACAGAGCGGTACTGCAACTCCAACTCCGAGGAGATCTGCATGACCACACATGAACCAATCCTGGCGCGTTTGGCTGCCTTGAAATCCATGTCTGTCAATGAACTAAAGACCGAATGGCAGGCGCTGTTTGATGCGCCCGCCCCGAACAACAGCCGCACGTTCCTAGAAAGCCGTTCGGCCTATCGGATCCAGGAACTGATCTATGGCGGCCCGGACAAGCAAACCCGCCGGCTGCTGGACCTGCTGGCCGACGAAGTAGAAGGCACACTGAAGCGTAAGGCCCAGATTGCCGATCCCCGTAACCCCGTGGTGGGCACCAAGTTGATCCGCGAATGGGATGGTGTCGCCCACACTGTTACCGTGCTGAAGGACGGCTTCGATTGGGGCGGGCAGCGCTACAAATCGCTCTCGGCTGTTGCCCGCGCCATCACCGGCACACGCTGGAACGGCTATCGCTTCTTCGGGCTGCGAGAGATGAAACGAGGTGAAGCATGAAAGATCATGTGACAAAACCCGCCCGCCGCCTGCGCTGCGC